CTCAGTGCGGTCGATCCCTCGCACTACAGGGAAATGCTGAAGAAAGCTGAGGTGATCGGGAATGCCGGTTAATCACGCAATGCTCTCTCCTTCCAGTGCACACAGGTGGCTTCACTGCACGCCTTCTGCACTGCTCGAGAAGTCCTTCAGTGATACCAGCTCTCCTGCTTCAGCGGAAGGAACTGCCGCTCATGCCCTTGCTGACCACAAAGTAAAGCGAGCTCTCAAGCGTCGCAGCAAACGTCCGGTGTCTGATTACAACACAGACGAGATGGAGGAATGCACTGACGATTACCGCGACTTTGTCATGGAGCAGCTTGGCAAGGAAAGACAGACCTGCAGTGATGCTCAGGCTTACACGGAGATCGAACTTGACCTTTCAGCTTACATTCCGCATGGCTTCGGGACCAGCGACTGCATCATTGTTTCCGATAACAGGATGCATGTCATTGATCTGAAGTACGGTCAGGGAGTGCTCGTGGAGTCAGAAGAAAACCCGCAGATGATGCTCTATGCACTCGGCGCACTGGATCTCTTCGGAGATCTGTACAACTTCGAGGAAGTATCGCTGACCATCTTCCAGCCGAGACGGGACAATATTTCGACCTGGAACACCACGGTATCACACCTCAGGGAATGGGCAGATGAAGTCTTAAAACCTAAAGTTGCTCTGGCCAATGAAGGACTCGGCGATTACTGCTCCGGCGACTGGTGCCGCTTTTGCAAAGCAGCAGTCAAGTGCCGTGCAAGAGCCGAAAAGCAGCTCGCTCTCGCAAAGTACGAATTCCAGAAGCCACCCCTCCTCTCGGATGAAGAGATTGATGAGATCCTTCCCGATCTCGATCCACTGATGAAATGGGCTGAAGATCTGATGCAGTATGCCACAGATGAAGCTGCCGAACATGGGAAGAAGTGGAAAACCTACAAACTTGTCGAGGGACGCTCAAAGAGAAAGTACACAGATGAGCAGGCTGTATCAGAGGCCGCGAAGAATGCCGGCTATACCGACATTTACAGGAGAAGCCTCATCCCCATCACGGAAATGGAACGCCTGATGGGTAAGAAAACGTTCCATGAAGTCCTTGGCGGACTTGTGATGAAGCCGCCGGGCAAACCGACGCTCGTACCGAGATCGGACGGGCGACCGGAAATAATGGCAGATGATGTTCATAACGAATTCAAGGAGGAAATTTAATTATGCCTATTAACAATCATTCTACAAAAGTCGTAACCGGTATCGTAAGACTCTCTTATGCAAATGTATGGGAACCGAAGTCCATCAACGGCGGCAAGGAAAAGTACAGCGTTTCGCTGATCATCCCGAAGTCCGACAAGAAGACGATTGACGCCATCAACAAGGCAGTCGATGCCGCTATCGAGGACGGCATCAGCAAGTTCGGCGGCAAGAAGCCGAACAAGGCTGCGATCAAGCTCCCTCTCCGCGACGGTGATATTGAGCGTGATGACGAGGCCTACAAGGACAGCTTCTTCGTCAATGCCAACAGCACCACTCCGCCCCAGATCGTTGATGCTCATGTTCAGCCGATTCTTGATCGCAGCGAAGTTTACAGCGGCTGCTATGCAAGGGTATCTGTCACTTTCTACGCTTTCAACTCCAACGGAAACAAGGGCGTGGCCTGTGGTCTTGGAAATATCCAGAAGATCAGAGACGGCGAGCCTCTGGGTGCTCACAGCAGCGCAGCTGATGATTTCTCCGACTTCTCCGACAACAACGGCGATGATGATTTTCTTGGCTAATAGCAGAAAGGCAACGATATGAAAGACATTCTTGATACAGTTCTCTACATCATCTACGCCCTCTTCGGGCTCGGCGGACTGGGACTCACGATCATTATGGTCGTGATTTCCATCCGGAATACAAAGCGCGACGATGCGTTTGAGAAGGAACTGCACGACCAGAAGATGAAAAACGAGGCAGCCGCTGCAGAGCGTGACAAGGAATTCGCAGCGGAAAAACAGCAGTGGGACAAGGAATACCACGAAAGACGCATGGCTGCTCTCGAAGATCTGAAGCACTGACAACTGAATAACGGCAACATGTAACGGCGGCGGGAGGCAGAATTCCCGCCGCTTATTTTTTTTATGGAGACACATTATGAAATCACTTAGTATCGATCTCGAAACATTCTCAGACGTCGATCTGAACAAGTCTGGTGTGTACCGGTACACGGAAAGTCCGGCCTTTGAGATTCTTCTCTTCGGATTTGCCAGAGATGATGATCCGGTAACCGTCCTGGATCTGACTGCCGGCGATACTGTTCCTAAAGATGTTCTGGATGCACTAACAGACGAAACAGTGACAAAGTGGGCATTTAATGCAAGTTTTGAACGGATCTGTCTTTCCGCATATCTTAGGAAATATTACCCGGAGCGCTTTGTCACCTACAGTATTCCGGAAGACAGCGTCCGAAATTACCTCGACCCGGCATCCTGGCGCTGTTCCATGATCTGGTCTGCCTATCTTGGCCTTCCCCTCTCTCTGAAAGGCGTCGGCGAGGCATTAGATCTCGAAGAACAGAAAATGGCAGAAGGCAAGGAACTCCTCCGCTACTTCTGCACTCCGTGCAAGCCGAGAAAGGCGAACAGCGGCAGAACAAGGAATCTCCCCTCTGACGCACCGGATAAATGGGAGGTCTTTAAGAAATACAACCGCCGCGATGTCGAGGTGGAAATGTCCATCAAAAAGCACCTGCGTAACTTCCCTGTCCCGGAATCGGTCTGGGAGGAATACCACATCGATCAGGAGATCAACGACAGGGGCATTCTTGTAGACCTTGAGATGGCAGAACAGGCCATTGCAATTGACAGCCGGTCAAGAGCCTCTCTTACCGAGAAGCTCAAGAAGCTGACCGGTCTTTCCAATCCGAACTCTGTCGTGCAGATGAAGGACTGGCTGAGTGCCCACGGCCTTAAGACAGATACCCTTGGCAAGAAGGCTGTGGCATCCCTTCTGGAAACTGCTCCGGATGATCTGAAGGAAGTGTTAAAGCTCCGTCAGCAGATTGCCAAATCCTCTGTAAAGAAGTATCAGGCCATGCAGAACGCTGCCTGCCGGGACCACAGAGCAAGAGGAATGTTCCAGTTCTATGGGGCAAACCGCAGCGGACGATTTTCCGGGCGGCTGATTCAGTTACAGAACCTTCCTCAGAACCACATGCCGGATCTGGCGGAGGCAAGAGCCCTCGTAAAAAACGGTGACTATGACTCTCTTGATCTTCTCTATGATTCCGTTCCGAACGTTCTGTCCGAGCTGATCCGGACTGCTTTTATTCCCCGTCCTGGCATGAAATTCATCGTCAGCGACTTCTCTTCCATCGAGGCAAGAGTCCTGGCTTATCTCTCTGGTGAACAGCATACGATGGACTCCTTTGCCAGAGGAGAAGATATCTATTGTGCTACGGCATCAGCGATGTTCCATAAGCCGGTCGTCAAACACGGCATCAACGGTGAGCTCCGGCAGAAAGGTAAGATCGCGGTTCTCGCCTGCGGCTATGGCGGCTCCGTCGGCGCTCTGAAGGCGATGGGAGCGCTCGACATGGGACTGCAGGAAGAGGAACTTCAGCCGATTGTGGACGCATGGCGTGCCGCCAATCCGCATATTACAAAGTTCTGGTGGGACGTCGACCGTGCTGTGAAGGAGGTTATCCGGACAAAGGGAACCCGGGAAGTCAGAGGAATCCGGTTCTTCTACAAAAGCCAGCTGCTCTTTATCCATCTTCCTTCCGGCAGAGATCTGGCCTACGTGAAGCCGATGATCCAGCCGAATCAGTATGGCGGCGAATCCATCACATACATGGGCATTGGATCCACGAAGAAGTGGGAACGCATCGAATCATACGGTCCGAAGATCGTGGAGAACATTACCCAGGCGATCAGCCGCGACATTCTCTGCTACGCCATGCGGACGCTCTCCCACTGCTTTATCTGCGCTCATGTGCACGATGAGCTGATCATCGAATGCGGCATGGACGTATCCGTCGACGCGGTCTGCGAGCAGATGGGCAGAACTCCTCCGTGGGCACCCGGCCTTCTGCTCCGTGCGGACGGCTACGAATGCGAATTTTATAAGAAAGACTGACGTTTCTGACGGGCAGACGCACTTTTTAATCCGAAGGGGTGCGTTTTGCCCGTCTTTTTGAGGACGGAAGACATGAAGGAGGTGCTCATCATGACCGATGAACAGAAAACCCGTATCTTCCGTATGAGAGAACAGGGAATGAGCTATGACGCGATTGCCGAAGCCCTCTCCCTTTCCAAGAATACCGTCAAGTCTTACTGCCGCAGAAACGGCCTCGCCGGAAAGCGTGTCCCGGCGCAGAAAACCGCTGAAGAACCCGCTGAGTTCTGCCCGAACTGCGGAAAGCCTGTCCGGCAGATTCCGGGAAGAAAACATATCCGGTTCTGCAGCAGTGCCTGCCGTCAGGAATGGTGGAACAGCCATCTGGACCAGGTGCATCGGAAAGCGGTATATGACTTCACCTGCGCATGCTGCGGCAGACCCTTTTCCGCCTATGGCAACGCACACCGGAAATACTGCTCTCACGCATGCTACATCAAAGCGAGATTCAAAGGAGGCGCTGACCAGTGAATAAAGAAAAATGCGAAGCCGAGCGCCACTACCAGGCGAGCCTGTCGGCAGCAAAATCCATGCTGAAATCCGGCATCATCACCCGGAAGGAATACGACGAAATTGATACAATCCTACTCCGCAAATACCGCCCTGTTTTCGGCACTTTATTCTCAGATAACGCTTGATACCATCGGCGGGTCTGAGTGATGAATAGACACGGAAAGGAGCTGATTTCATGAAGAAAATTACAGAAATCAAAAAGATGAAACCGGTCCTGCCGGAGCGGAAAAAGGTCGCTGCCTACTGCCGTGTATCCATGGAAACAGAACGGCTGCACCATTCCCTCTCGGCGCAGGTATCCCGTTACAGCGAACTGATCCAGAGCAATCCACAGTGGGAGTTCGCCGGGATCTACGCCGACGAGGGCATCAGCGGAACAAAGGCGGAAAAGCGCCCGGAGTTCATGCGTCTTATTGCAGACTGTGACGCCGGAAAGATCGACATTGTACTGACGAAAAGCATCAGTCGGTTCGCGAGAAACACCGTTGACCTTCTGAAAACGGTCCGGCACATGAAAGACATTGGCGTGGAAGTCCGGTTTGAAAAGGAAAACATCCGCTCCCTCAGTGATGACGGAGAACTGATGCTCACGCTGCTCGCTTCCTTCGCGCAGGAAGAGTCGCGTTCCATATCTGAGAATGAAAAGTGGAGCGTGAAAAAGCGGATGGAACAAGGCATCCCGACTGCAAAGCCGCCCATTCTCGGATATAAATGGGTGGGAAATCATCTGGAGATTGTCCCGGAAGAAGCCGCAGTAGTCAAACGCATTTTTCAGAATTTTCTTGACGGAAAGTCCCGACTTGAAACAGAACGCGAGCTTGAAGCGGAAGGTATTCGTTCCGTGAACGGAAACGTCATGCGAGACTCCCAGCTAAAGCACATCCTTAATAATATTACCTATACAGGTAACACTCTTCTGCAGAAGGAATTCGTAGAGGATCCAATCACGAAAAAACGCCGAAAAAACAAAGGACAGCTTCCACAGTATTACATTGAAAACACGCATGAAGCCATCATCGACTACGACACATGGAAATATGTGCAGGACGAGATGGAACGGCGACGGGAACTCGGAGCTCTGGCGAACAAGAGCTTGAACACCTGCTGCTTCACTGGAAAAATAAAATGCCCATACTGTGGATTCAGCTACATGCACAACCATCGCAACAAGAACGGTCACCCTCAGGAATACTGGAATTGCGGCAGCAAGAAGAAAAAACAGGAACCCGATAAGAAGTGCCCGGTCGGTGGCACAATCAGCCAGAAGGCGCTCGAGAAAGCCTGCTGTGAAGTGCTTGGGCTTTCCGAATTTAACGAGGCTGTATTTCTTGAAAAGGTTGACCATATCGAAGTGCCGGAGAAATACACGCTCCAATTCTTCTTAAAAGATGGAACGAAGATCACCCGTCCTGCTCCGAATACCGGCCATCAGGACTGTTGGACAGCTGAATATCGGGCTGAGACTTCAAAGAAGCGCCGTGAGCATCCCTACGCCAAAGGCACAACAGAGCTTTCCGGAAGAATCAAATGCACTGCATGCGGCTGTAATTTCCGTCGTTGCACGCAGCCTGCTTCCAATCCGAACAAGCCGAAAATGCACTACTGGCGCTGCTCAGCTCATGGTAAAGGCTGCATAACTATTGGATTACGCGAGGACGTCCTGAAGAAGCAGATCGCCGAGGTCATGGGAATTCCTGAATATGATGCGGATCTTTTCAAAAATCAGATTCCGGTGATCTATGTGAAAGACAAAGATCTTCTGGAAATTCACTTTAAAGACGGACGGGTCGAAACTACGCAATACGCTCCTCCGGAAAAGACCTTCACGCCTCGCAGCGAAGAATCTAGAGAACACATGCGGCAGCTCATGAAGGAAAGATGGACTCCGGAATATAAGGCTCAGATGAGCAGGAAGATGAAACAGATAAGGAGTGAGAAATTTTGGAACAGCAGCGGAAAGTAAAAACCATCCCGGCGACGCTGACGCCTATTACCGCCACTCCGATTGGCGAGAACAAGAAACGCCGTGTCGCAGCCTATGCCCGTGTATCCACCGATCATGATGAGCAGTTCACAAGCTACGAAGCTCAGATCGACTACTACACGAAATACATCAAATCGAGAAGTGACTGGGAATTCGTCAAGGTCTATACAGACGAGGGAATTTCCGGCACCGGAACGAAAAAGAGAATCGGCTTCCGCACCATGATCGATGATGCCCTTGCCGGAAAGATCGACCTGATCGTCACGAAGTCCGTCAGCCGCTTCGCAAGAAACACGGTAGACAGCCTTACGACCATCCGTGAGCTGAAGGAGCACAGCGTCGAATGTTATTTCGAGAAGGAGAATATCTGGACCTTCGACGGTAAGGGAGAACTTCTGATCACAATCATGTCAAGCCTCGCGCAGGAAGAATCCCGCAGCATTTCCGAGAACTGCACCTGGGGCCAGAGGAAACGGTTCGCCGACGGAAAGGTGACCGTGCCGTTCAAACGCTTCCTCGGATACGACCGAGGGCCTAACGGCGAGCTGGTAGTCAATGAAGAACAGGCCAAACTTGTAAAACGGATCTACCGGATGTTTATGGAAGGCACAACACCTTACGGAATTGCCACTAAGCTCACGGAGGAGAATATTCCATCACCAAGTGGCAAGCAGAAATGGCATGCCGGAACGGTAAAGGCTATCCTCTCCAATGAAAAATACAAGGGTGACGCACTCTTGCAGAAGTCCTTCACCGTCGACTTCCTGACCAAGAAAACAAAAATCAATGAAGGTGAGGTCCCGCAGTACTATGTCGAAAAGGACCACGAAGCAATCATTGATCCGGAGATCTTCGATCAGGTCCAGGATGAACTGAAGCGCCGCTGCCCCGGTAGAAACCGCTACAGTGGCGTTCATGTTTTCTCCGGCAAGGTAAAATGCGGACAGTGCGGGAGCTGGTACGGCTCTAAGGTCTGGCATTCCAATGACAAATACCGCCGGACGATCTGGCAGTGTAATCATAAGTACGATGGCGGTGAGAAATGCAAAACGCCAGTCCTCACGGATGATGAACTCAAGGGAAAATACATCTCAGCAGTCAACAAGCTGTTTGCCGACAAGAAATCGATTCTGGCAGATTATAACGAGATCCTCGCTGGACCGCTTTACGATACTTCCGGACTGGAAAGGAAAAGGACAGAATATGAAGACGAAATGAGTACCGCAGCTGAACTGGTGCAGAAGGAAATCAAGAAGAACGCTCTGGAACCGCAGAATCAGGCAGAATACCAGAAGCGGTATGACACCCTGACAGAACGCTTCAATGCAGCGAAAAAGAGTCTCGCCGACACCGAAGCTGAAATCAGCAGAAAAGAACTCGCCCGCTCTTCTATCCGGCAGTTTCTGGCTACGCTTGGCAAACAAAAAGACCTTGTGACAACATTCGACGCCGTACAATTCCAGAGCCTCGTTGATTTCATCACGGTTTACAGCAAAGATGACATCCGGATAAACTTCAAGAACGGGATGGAAATCAAAGCCTGAAACCAAATATCCATAGAACAAAATGCGCCACCTACGACAAAACCGGAGGTGACGTTTTTTATTCGTTCTGCAGCAATTCACGTATTCTTTTCGTCAGACCTCACTATTGTCTGCTTCTGGATCTACATCTTGTCCGGGATGCATACTGACAGCACCCTTGGCCTGTAAATTGGCTAGATTCTCCAGCATTATCTTTCCGATCTCGGTCGGATCATAATTGCACGCGGAACAAATGAGCCGCAGCCCATCTGGCGTCAACATACGACCATGCCTCGTGTCATCCAGCAACTTCTGATATTCTTCATATTGCTTGTTTGTAATCTTCTTCATTGCTTCGCTTCCTTTAGCAATGTGCAAATGCCTTGATAGCATAAACAGCAACTACTGCTGCCGGAATGCTCATCAAGGCAACAGCAGCTGGCCAACCAGTAAGACTGACATTTACAGTTGAATGCTTTGCTAATTCCGGTGCTCCCATTGTTAAGTTTTCAATCCCATTTTCCATGTTGCTATCCTTTCTCCGCTGCTTATTTGCGGTTGCTATATTTATGCCTCATTGGCCTGCATCGTTTAGAATGGATAGAATCTGACTGATGTAATCCATTGCTTCTTCATCTGAACGCTCAAGAAGTTTTGCGACCTTTCTTACCACTTCTAGACGATCAACAGTAGACATTTCTTGTGTTTTTACTTCAGGAGATGGAATTTCCGTGTACACCAGAAGGCGATTTCCAACTAAGTGACTGTTGTATCTTCCGTTACAGTTTTTAGTGAGGTAGGCAGAAACACCTCTTAAATGATTCCCAATTGCAAAACTGGAAACCATATCTACGGGAACCCTTACCTCAAGGACCACATTGTTTCCGATTAACATCGGAACTTCCAATTGAACATTGTATCTGGAGTACAGGTTAAGAGATGCGCTTTCTGTCGCATCGCGGATGTCCCGTAAACAGTCTGCTGCCTTGATGCTCGAATCAGCAAATTCTATCTGTATGAACTTAGATACCATCTTCATATTTCAGGTCTCCTTTTGTATCTACATTCGGCGTTACTTGTAAATTTGTCCTAAATATATCACGCTTGTTGCCAGATGTAAATACTTTCAGCGTGATTTGTAAAATATTTGGGCTCAAAAAAAATCGGGCTATAACCCGACATCTACATTGCACCCTTATTTTCGACCTTGCACCCTTTTTTCATGCGCACATTCTGGAAATGTTAAATTGTATCATTTTCGGTCGGATGTTTTCATAGCAGGAATAGGAAGCATCTTTTATCTTGTCGGCAATCGGCATGAACACAAGGTCTGCCATGAGTTCGACAACATCACGAGGTGTCCAGTGTTCTCCGGCTTCCTCGTTGTTCTCTTCATTAAACTTACGAATCAGTTCCTCAAAGATGGTACCCATACCATGATTATCGAGGCCGGGATGTTTGAGGATCGTCTTCGCTTCATCTTTATAAATCGGATTCGGGCTCAGGTTGATATCAGACGATGTGAACTTCTCAATGACCGCACCAAGAATATCCGCATCCACCATCGTGTCGATCTGATTGCGGAACTTAAATTTATCCAGAATCACCTGAACATTTGGAGAGAAGCCGTCAAGATAAGCTTTAAAGTCTACCTTCAAAGTCTGTGCTTTGGAGCGGCTGGTCAAGTCCTTCAGAAGGAAGGGAGACGCATTGCAGAAAGCCTGTCCCGCCGCATTGCACAGCGCAGGCCACTGGTTATCGATTTTTGCAGCGTCCAGCTGTTTCTTCATTGCCAACACTGCCGGTTTCGTTTCTTCCAGCATGGCATCCAGACGACGGATTACCGTCATCGGGAGAATGACGTCACGAT